GTTTAGAAGTAAACTTACTTGGAAAGCCAACAAGTATGGAAAACATCTAATAGTTATAGATCGATTTGTACCAACGAGTAAAGTTTGTAATGAGTGTGGACAAATCCACGACATGAGCGATCTTAATGATAGATGGTTAAGTTGCGATTGTGGTCTAGAAATGCATCGAGACCACAATGCAGCGATTAACATAAGATATATTGGTTTAAGTACCGTTGGAACGACGGGAATTTACGCCTCTGGAGATACTAAGGTTCATGGTCTCGATGTTCATGGGATCAGGTGGGTGTCGCTGAAAGAGGAAAATACACGTTCTTTAGACGTGTATTAGTTCATCTATCCTATAGAGGGATTTGTATGCATCAGGTCTAGTTGTTTTCTTGTTCCATCTGGAATAGTTGTCCAGGACTCACCAGAGGACGTCTGGGACATTCTTTAATCTTGGATGATAGATACTATATCCGGTTCTTTTTCTTATTCTGGGACATTTTGGTATTGGCTGATTTGGTGCTATCAGGTCTGGTTCTTTTCTTATTCTTGTATACCTGTGCAACGCTGCGCGTTGGTTTCACCATCTAGGTTTGGTTCTTCATTCTTCTTTTGTTCTTAGAACCCTTTAATGTATCTAATCTAGATTGTTTACTAGATTATATTCTAGAATCTTTAATGGATTTGTCCAGAGAACTATTATAACAATTGATGTAAACTATGTAAAATCAAATGTGATCAAATGTAGAGAAAAAATGATAAATAGTTCATACAGAAAGGAAATGTTATGAAATGACCAAGTATCATCAGGGTAGATACACTCCGATCAACAAACATAAGTACCGAGGCGATATTTCCAATATCATCTGGCGCTCGTCTTGGGAGTTTAGGTTTCTTCGATGGTGTGATACTAACCCCTCGGTACTAGAATACTCATCAGAAGAGACTATCATACCTTACCGGTGTGGTACTGATGGGAAAATCCATAGATACTTCTGCGATTTCCGTATTAAAATCAAAACTACAACCGGTGACGTAAAAACATACTTAGTAGAAGTAAAACCGTATAAGGAAACTCTTCCGCCAAAAGAGCCGACTAGAAAGTCTCGACGATATCTTCAAGAGTCTTTCACGTATATAAAAAATCAATCAAAATGGGAAGCCGCCCGTCAGTATTGCGCCGATCGTGGGTGGCATTTCATTATCATTACAGAAAAAGAACTAGGACTTTGAATCAATGAGTACATACGCTCAGATTTTCACCAAAAACCAATATGACCTGCCAAGATGGTTAGGCAGTCTCAGGCTTGGTTCGAACAAGAAGCCAGATTAATAAAGTCACAGGGACGTGTCCAAGCATACTATCTAATGCGTACTGGAGCCTCCCAGAATCGCCCAGTTGTCACACCAGGTGAGATGTATATGTTCTATTATGACGCGAAGCACAAGGACACTCTGCCTTACTGGGATAAGTTCCCGTTAGTCTTTCCTTTTTCCAAGGTTAAAGATGGGTTTTTAGGGCTGAATCTTCACTATCTTCCATATCATCTCCGAGCTAGACTTTTGGATGCCCTAATGGATTTCAAAACTGATACTAGACTGGATGATAAAACAAAACTCGAATTTTCTTGGAAAACTATTTCGGCGGCCGCTAAGTATTCGCCAGCAAAAGCTTGTGTGAAGCACTATCTTGACGATCATGTAAAATCTCAGTTTAAGAAGGTTGATTCTGATAACTGGGCTACAGCAATCCTTCTTCCAGTCAGCCAGTTTCAGGGTGCTCGTGAGCAACAGGTTTGGCAAGACTCCATGAACAAAATCTAAGGTTAATTCAAATGTTAAATGAATTCATTTCAAAAGTTAAAAGCACTGGATTAGCCAAGACTAATCGATATCGAGTAACCATTGCGACACCGGCTTTAATGCCCGAATTTATGAACTCGGGTCGATTGATCACTTTGTTCTGCGAATCAACATCACTCCCAGGACAAGTTGTTGCGACTACACACCAAAACATTATAGGAGAGCCCCGTGAATTTCCATACATGAAAAATTATGATAATATACCAATGTCATTTTATATTGACAATAACTTTGAAGTCAAAGCGTTCTTTGACAACTGGTTGAAATATATTTCTAATCATAATAATAAAATTACCGGCTATTACTTAGATTACATATCTCCAACCATTGAGATTGATGTATTACCTATGGATTCAGAGTCACCGACTCATACAGTGATACTACATGAGGCTTATCCAAAAGCAATATCTAACATAGTCTTATCTGCTGACGCTCGTGATGTTGCCAAAATCACCGTAAGTATGAATTATAAATATTATACGACAACAGAGACTAGTGTTAGAGAGTCGTTAAGTTCAAGTGGTGGCATTCGGCCCAATCAACCGCTTAATATACAACCAGACGCTTTTCAGGATCGCCCACAGTTTCTTACCGCATCTGGGTTTAGTGGCTCATACATTAAAACCGCTGATCAATTTGGTATTAATAGCAATACTGATCCAACGGAATATTTCGCTCTATTGGCGACAGACCTGATACAGACTCAAGGTCGTTTTGCTGAATTATATGCGTTTTCATAAGAGGTTCTGATGGATTTTAATGAAAAGATGGATCGATCCCTAGTTTTGACGGCCAATCTAATAAATCTTCTGAATATCCAAGAGATCAATAGAGGTGATTATAGTGGTCTTGATGAAAATGAATTACAACCTTATAACAAATTCATTGATAATATCACAAGAATGAAATTCATTGTAGCAGAAAGAACTTGACCGGACGAATGAAATGAAAAAACTAGATGATGTATTCGATATAGAACCATTTGATAGGACTGAGATTATTAGTCAGTCTGGTGATGTGATTGTGCCTGATCAAGGTAGCACCGACAAGAATATCGAATATGACTATGAGAAAACTAGATCGAACTTGCACAGTCTTTTGCAGCAAGGTCAGGATGCGCTTTATCACGCCCTCGAGGTCGCCAAGCAAGCCGAATCACCCCGACACTTTGAGGTCGTTTCGGCAATGATTAAGAATTTGGCCGACATCAATCATCAATTGCTGGATCTATCAGACAAGAGAAAAAAGATGGGATCTGATACCAAGAAACAAGACTCATCTGGTCCTCAACAAGTTACCAACAATGCTATATTTGTCGGTTCAACAGCCGACTTGAATAAAATGCTACAGAATATTAGAGGTGAAAAGAATGGCTCTACCTAAGAATAACCTTCCCGTTTATACACTAACAATCCCATCAACAAAGAAACAACTAAAGTATCGGCCGTTTGTTGTTAAAGATGAAAAAGCTCTGTTGATTGCCCAACAGTCTAAAGACGAACAGGTGATGCTAGATACTCTTAAACAGATTATCCAATCGTGTTCTATCTCTGATGTTGACGTTGACACCCTTGCAACATTTGATGTTGAGTATATCTTCACTCAACTTCGGGCAGTCTCTGTTGGAGAGATTGTATCCCTAGTTTTCCGTTGTGATACGTGCGAAGATCCAAATGCCAAGGCTCCAGTTGATATCGATCTACAGAAACTTAAAGTATTTGTTCCAGAAAATCATTCAACGAAAATTTCTCTATTTGGCGATGTTGGTATAAAAATGAAATATCCAACTCTATCAACAATTGCTAAACTCGGTGAAGATATTTCACTTGATGTTATTATGGATTGCGTTGATTTTATCTATGATTCAAATGAAGTTTATAAACCACAAGACCAGACTAAAGAAGAACTAGAGAACTTTTTTAATGAACTAACGTCAGATCAATATGAAAAAGATGGAAAATTTCTTTGTAACAATGCCAAGTCTAAGATATGACTTTTCATATACGTGCCCAGTATGTAATAAGAAGCACGACCGCTTTTTGGAGGGTCTAAGTAGTTTTTTTTAATTTTACTGCACCACGCTGATTTGTTCAATTACTATAAGTTGAACTTTGCTCTGGCGCAGTTTCATGGATATGATATTGAGCATTTGGAAATGCAGTTACCATTTGAACGAGAGATATATGTTGCTCTCTTAATGCAGCATATAGCTAAACAAAAAGAACGCCAGGCGAATCAACGGTAGAAACTAGTAGAATACTATGAGAAGACTATTACAAAAACAGACTCAATCACTTCAGACAGCTAGAGTTTTGGCTCAAGCTATGAGATCCGACATACCTCAGTCTGGATTGGATC